CATGGACCACATGGTTAGGATGGGTTATAAATATTATATAAATGAATAAGTTAATTTTAGCATTTTTATTGTTCTTCTTAGGGCAATCAGCAATATGGTTTCAAACTAATGGTCAATTTGTATGGCCATGGTTTAAAAAGAATCCTTTTATAGTATCATTAACATTTGGAACTATAATAAGTTACATTTTAATTTTTGGTACAAGATTTATTGTAGAATACTATGATGGTCTTTTATGGCCAGGAAGATTCATTGCATTTGGATCAGGAATTATCTCATTTACTTTTTTAACATGGTATTTTCTTGGAGAAGGTATTACCACAAAAACAATAGTATCATTATGTCTGGCATGTAGTCTTATAGGCATACAGTTATTTTGGAAATGAAAGACCCATATAAATCATTAGGTGTAAATAAAGGAGCCACTGAAAATGAAGTGAAGAAGGCGTACCGAAAGTTAGCCAAAGAATATCACCCAGATAAATCTTCAGGTAATGAAGAGAGGTTTAAGGAAATAGCAGATGCATACGAAACACTTAGTGATCCTAAAAAGAAAGCACAATACGATCAAATAACCAGTGATCCATTTAGAGGTGGGTTTAATGAAGGGTACTTTGATGACTTTATTAGAACAGGAGGATTTAACAATCCAGGATATGGTGGTGGCTTTAGAGGTAATTCTGGATTTAGCACAAGAGGCGCAAACGTTGATTCTAAAGTTTACATTTCATTACAAGATGCATACTATGGATGTTTACGAGAAATACGATTAGGTACAAGAACAATTAATATTGACATTAAGCCTGGTGTGAAGCATGGGCAAAGAATGAGGTTAAAAGGATTAGGCCAACGTGGAATGACAGAAGACCAAAATGGCGATCTTATTTTAACTGTATTAATTCAAGATGATCCAAATTTTTATTTAGACAAAAAAGGTTTACATACGATACGACATATTGATATGTATGATGCTCTTTTAGGAGGTAAAGGTACTATAGATGTTTTTGATAAAAAGATTACATATACAATTCCTAAATGCGTAAGGAATGGTACAATGTTAAGAATACGAGGAAAAGGATTCCCTGCATATAATAACCCAAATGTACTTGGGGATTTTTATATAAATATATTTGTTGATTTACCTGAATCTCTTACTGATGAGCAGGAGGATTTAATTAGAAAAATAAAGGAAATAGAAAATGGATAATAGTGAAGAGGAATTTATGAAGAGGCTCCTGGATAGTTTAGAACATACAAGCTGGGATGAGTATATGAATTTATGCTATACAGTAATAGCAATGTTTCCTGATCAAGTTTTAAGGTATGATGAAAAAACTGCCAAACATAGAATACATAGTTTAGATGCTATCCTATTACATTTTGAAGAAAAGGAAGATTATGAAAAATGCGCTAGGCTTAAGGATATACAGGATCAGTTGAAAAATTGTTAATAACTTTTTGAAAAAAGTCTCCCAAAAATTTTCAATTCCCAATTAAATTGATTATATTTATAATATAATTAAATAAACGGAATATGACTGAATACACAAACCTTACTTATCTACAATCCTTCTTGGATGAAATGCGATCTTCCTCTTCAGGAAATCACAAAATTGCAACTATTAAAAAGTATGCTGATAACTCTGATGAAAACTCTGATAGAGAATTCTTACAGAAGGTTTTCTTCTATACCTATAATCCTTATTTTAAATATAATGTAACTCCCAGGAATTGCAAAAAGAATTCAGATTTACTAGGTCACCCAAATACATACGGTAGTATCTTTACCTTATTGGATGATTTAAGAAATAGGGTATGTACCGGTCATACAGCAATTGCAAATGTAAATAGATTCGTCCTAGAGAATAAACAATGGGAAGATATTATTTACTATATGCTAAACCGAGACCTTAATATGGGATGTGGTACTACCTCTATTAATAAGGCAATCCATCCAGATTTAATTCCAACATTTAAAGTCGCTTTAGCAAATGCATATAATCCTAAGAGAGTGGATTTTCAAAGTGGAGAATGGTATGGATCCAGAAAATTGGATGGAGTAAGATGTATCTGTAGAAAAGAAATGAATACTGTAACATTCTTTTCAAGGAACGGTAAAGAATTTACTACTTTAGGTAATTTGGAAAATGAAATTTCTAAGATAGGTGGAGACTTTATTTTAGATGGAGAAATCTGTATGGTGGATAAAGATGGTAACGAAGACTTCCAAGGAATTATGAAACAAATCCGAAAGAAGGACCATCAAATTGAAAATCCTAAATTCTTTGTATTTGATTATTTAACTTTAGAGGAATTTGATAACAAGACTGGAAATACGCCACTTACTGAAAGACTTAAGAATGGTTATGATATTCTTCCAGAAAATATTAACTCTTCTATGTTGGAATTCTTACCACAAGAACAACTAACTACCGAAGAACAATTTACTGAAATGGCAAAAGAAGCTGAAGAGGCTGGGTTTGAAGGAATCATGGTTAGAAAGAATATCGGCTATGAAGGTAAAAGAAGCCATAATCTTCTAAAGGTTAAAAAATTCCATGATGCTGAATACACGGTATTGGAATGTGTTAACGGTACAATGCGATGGACAGAAAATGGAAAACAAGTTGAGAAGGAAGGTTTAAGTAATATTATAATTGAACATAAAGGTAATAAGGTAAGTGTAGGATCTGGATTCTCCAAAGAACAAAGAGAACATTACCTCAGTAATCATAATGAACTAATCGGTAAAACTATAACCGTTCAATATTTTGAAGAAAGTCAAAATCAGAATGGTGGATATTCACTAAGGTTTCCGGTGGTGAAACACATATATGAGAATGGAAGAAATTGTTAATGTATCCATTCCATATCTCACCTGTGGTGAAGTAACCGGAATTAACTAATATATATTGTATGGAATTATTTGAAAAGTATAGAAAATGGGGGAAAGACATAACTGTCTTTGACGTTGACGATACTTTGATTGTAACCAAAAGTAAAATCAAAGTATTTAATCCAAAAACAGGATACGAGATTGATCTTACTCCACAAGAATTTAATACATTTAAAACTAAGCCACATGATGAGTTTGATTTTAATGACTTCAGAGATTTAGAAATTCTTAAGGCTGGTAAAATAATTGATTGGGTTTTTAAAATACTTAAAAGAACAATTGCAAAAGGTACCGCTGTAGGTATTATTACTGCGAGAGATGATTCAAAACTTATCTATGATTTTCTGATGCATAACGGTGTTGATGTTAATCCTGATTTTATCTTTGCAATCAATGATCCTTCTTTAGGATTCACTGGCTCTACTGCGCAAAAGAAAAAGGATGCCTTTATGAAATTCGTACAAATGGGTTTTAGAAATTTTCAATTCTTTGATGATGATAAAGAAAACATAAGAATTGCAAACAGTCTTAATAAAGATTTACCTGAGGTAAGAATGAAAGCTACTTTAATTAAACAAAAATGGATCCCAAACTTCAGCGACTTCAAATAAAACTAAAAGCATTCACTAATATTTTATTAAGTATTAGAGATCTTTCAAATTCTTCTACTACTAAGGTTGGTTGTATGGCCTTAAAAAAAGACTTTAGTAAAATAGCAAGCTTTGGATATAATGGCTCTTACAGTGGAGCTGAAACTAACAGTGATACTGGAACTGAAGAAGATTCTTTAAAGCCAGGAGAAAGTGGATTTATTCACGCTGAAGTAAATATGATTGCTAAGTTTCAAGAATACGATCCACAAAATTATATAATACTCTTAACTTTATCACCATGTAAAATGTGTACTAAAATCCTGGTTAATGCAGGATTTAAGCATGTTTATTGGATGCAAGATTATAGAGATACTAAACACCTTCAAATTTTTAATGAATGTAATGTGACACACGGTAAAATTTTGAACCTATTAAATGACTACCGAACAATAAAGAGCTGAATATATACAAAAAATAGTATAGCCTCTTGGTCATTGAAGCATTAACATTTAAACTATCTTTAGACTTTTTTGTTTATTTAAAAAAGTACAAAATTGCAGTGTCAAAGATTCGCGTAGGATTTTATGACAAAGGTAATAGTAAAACTGAATTCACAGATTTTAATAACATTGAAGAAATGGAATTATTCTACCAGAGTAATTATGTACCTTTTGATGATTGCTTTGTTGGGGATCTAGTATCTATTGAATTATTTTTAGGTGCAAGTGATTTATATGAATTTATTACAGAATATAGAGCAGAAGATTTAACAGGTAATTTTAAACTTACACAAGGATCTGCTTTTGACATTCAGAGAAATTCACAGAGATCTGTATTAGTTAATAGACAAGTTGAATTTGTTAATAGAGCAGTTGAGGATTATAGAAAATATTGGTTACAGCTTTACAGAATATATACTACAGGAATTTATTCGCCATGTTATGCTGTACCAGGATGGTCTCAAGGTACATGGTATTTAAATCAATTAAAGCAAGTATTTACATCAAGAAATAAAGAAGATAAATTTCCTTATAATGATGCTACTATTATTAATGAACCACCTGAATAAATAAAAAAAGATAAGATTAAATGGCATTCAATCTGAAAGAATATATTATCTATAGAGATGAAGTTAAAAGGGAGCTTTTTAACTCAGAAGTAGATGAAAACTTTAAAGCAGTAGCTAACCCATGGGTTGATAACCGGGCTTATGAGGAAGGGCATGTTGTATACCACCCAGTAGAAGTAACAGATGTAACTGGTGGAACTAGTATTGTATCTGAGGCACTTGCCTGGTGGAGAGCAAACAAAAGAACTACACAAGGAGTTTTTCTAACTGATGAATGGGATTTAGTTGGTGGAATTGGAACTGGTGATCTAACTGTAGGAGCTGCCCCTAGTTATGGAAAAATAGTTGTAAATTATACCGGTGCCACACCAAGCTTACAGGCTGGTAATGATTTTACGCTAACATCTATTACATCTAACGATACATTTAGATTAATTGCTGGTGCAGGTGTTCAGATGCAGTATGATTCTACAGTAAATGCAATTAAGCTTATTAATACATCTGCCGGTGGAGAAATAAATCAAGGAAATAATATTAGTACTGATGGTAGTGCTATTAATGTATTTGATGGTATGACTGGTACTACATTAGATTTTAGAGGTCTGATTGCTACTAACACAGATTCTTCACTAGGAGAAGCATTAGGTACAAATTATAATAGTACAACAAAAACAGTTTCATATAATTTTGATTCTACAAATGTTGATTTAGCAACTCTTAATAATAATAACCCAGACATTAATGATTTAGGCAACGTTGCTGCAAGCAGTGCTGCTACTAATGAGTTTTTACAATATGACGGTACAAATTGGGTAAATGTAACAGCAGCTGCTGCAGGTTTAAGTGGTGATACTGGGGCGACTGGTATTCAAGGACCTCAAGGTGCAGTTGGTGTACAAGGATCTGGTGCAACCGGTATTCAAGGACCAACTGGACCACAAGGACTTCAGGGTGCAATTGGTGTTCAAGGAGAAATAGGAGC